CACTGGTGATGAAGTCGCGCACACACAGCGCAGCGTTGTTGCTGTAGGCCGTTGTTGCTGTGCGGGGGTCATATACCTTTTTGCCCTTCACTGTGGCTGTGACAAGCGGCAGGCCATTCGGGAAGGCATCTTGGTCATACTCATAGCGCACATAGAGATAAGCGATACCACGCCCGCGAAAGTTAGCATCAATCTGATTGCTTTCTGCAAGCAGATCAGCATCGGCTGCTTGGCTGCCTGTGCCAAGATGCTTATTAATCCTGATTTTGCTATCATATGGGTCAGTCGTTACAAAGCCACTACCATCTAGCGTGACCACTTCATCATTCAGATATATGTCACCGATTTCTTCCAGTTCATGCCCAGCAAGCACGATGATCTGGTGTAGAAACTTATTATCTGCGCCAGTGGTTTCGTAATAGGTAATTGCGCCACCTTTTCGCACCTGACCATATACAAAATCATGCACAGAAAGCGGGTCTTTCTGGTTGACCAGAATGCCGCGTGATGATGTGTCACCGCCGAATGATGATAGTTCTGGTGGCTTAGGTGAAAGTGCTTTCAGCGCCCATGATGTGACAAGCGATGTTGCGACATAGCCGATTGCACCCGCAACAGTCACACCCAAGCCAATGGTCGCGCCAAGTGTTGCACCGCCGATGCCAAGTGCGCCGCCAATAGCCGTGCCAATGGTGACAGGATCACGCGGGGCTGCGTCCCAATCTCCGTGCCGCAATACGTTGAATGGCTGATTTTTCATTTGGGAACCCACGCTTTAGTCACATCTTCTAGCGGCAAATATAACACACCACGCGCCGAAAGAAACGCCGCCTTTGTGCCAACGCTGATGCCAAGCGCATAACCAATATACCACTTTTCCGCTTTCTTGGTCGCACACAGCGCACCCTTGGGCGGCACATAGTCGATTGGCTTTAGCTTAGTCTCAATCGCCTCATCAAAATCAATCGCGCCAAACTCAACGCGCAGCCTAGATGGAAGCATTGGCTCACCATCTTTCACATATCTGCCAAGCCAGTCATCGGCATAGCCAAACCCGTGATAGGCTTGAAAAGCCGCATTGCTGAACGTGAAGCAATCATGCTCACCCCAGCGAAAAGGCTTATCCTTAACCTCGCGCAGATAATCGTTTAGCTGCTTTTGCGACCCCATACGATCTCCGCGTCTTGTATAGCACTCACATAATCGAAGAACGTATCTCCAGCGAAGCGCGCCTTTTGGCTTTCACTTGTATAGCGGCGATTGCTTGCGCGTTCCAACTCAACCAACTTACTGTCAACCAAGACAGAGATTGTGCTGGCCTCACCGCTATCTTCAATCTGCATCGTGTTTAACTGACCGCTAAACACTTCAACAAACTCGCTCACATCAACTGCGCCAAACAGCACACGACACTTGCGGCGCTGGTAAGGCTCTTGCAGGGCAAGCGATACCAATGACACAGCAACGCCACTGAGCGACACTGTGATTGACTTGGCAGACAGATCAGCGACCTCGCCCAAGCCTTCGATATTCAGCAATGTGCCTGCGCCAATGTAGGTTTCGCCATCAATCGTGCGGTCGCCATACCCAGTCCAGATGCGAACAGCGCCACTGTCAAACAGCATCTCAACCGCATAGAACGGCTGCACCTCTGCTTGCGCCAGTGCTGTGAGCAATGCTGCGGGAACTGTGCGAGACATCAGATGGCCTCCATCGCGCCAAATGTGATGCCATAGATGCTGGCCTCATTGATCGACCATGCTTGCTCATTGGTGCTTAGTCTAAAGTTGCCCTTGGCGTTAGACAGCGTGGCCGATGATGCTGTGTGATCTGTGCGGATCGCAGGCCAGATTTCCAGATCAGCCGCCGAGCCTGTGCCTGTGTAATCCACAAGCACCTTGTGAAGCGTGGCCGTTGATGCGCTGCCAAGCTGGATATAATCGCCCGCAAGCAGAGTTTCACCGCTTGGCACAGTGGCGCTCACTGTGTTGTCACCAGATGATCCTGTGATGCTGCATGATGTGGCTGTGCCGCGCAGGGATGTGCGCAGAGGATCGCCAAGCAAGAATGTGCCATACTGACCGCGCAGCGATAGCAAAAAGCCAAGCCATTGCTCTGCATCTGCTGTTTTCATGGGCGGCAATGTCACATCTGCCTGCCACATCTGGCCCTGATAAGCGTGTGCCTGACCCGCAAAGGTGAATGGCGATTGGCTGTAAGCCACCGCATTGATCGCGCGCAGTTCAATCTGAGCAATGCCAGTGTGCGTGGGCAGGCTGACTGGATAACTGATAGCCATTATGCAAATGCCCTTCCATAACTACCGCCACGGCGCTTGGCATCAACCACAGCCTGCTTGGCGCTTTCCGCGATCTGCGGCATGAGTTGCTTGATTTCAGTGCGAACAGTTTGCTGAACGCCTGTGCTGACGTTGATTGTCTGGTTGACAACTACCTGTTGGCCGCCGCCGCCGCCGCCAAGCTGGTTGTTTGGTATCACGCGGCCTGATGTGCTTGGCACAAGCATCTCTGGGCCTTTTTCACCCACGATGTATGGGCGATTGGCTGATACTGCGCCGCCTTGTGCGCGGAAGATCGCGCCAGCGATAGCCCCAACGATACCAGTGCCAGTTTTCTCTTTTACATCAAAGCCGCCAATTAACTGTTTGACCACATAGACGCGATATAGGTCAGCAATGATCTGACGAACAGCAGCCCTGAACGCATCCTTCAGAGGCTTAGTGCCATCAATAATAGACATGAAGGCATCTTCGAAGTTCTTTGACATACTGTCAGAGACATCTTTCATGCGCTGCTGCGCATCGGTCAATGCACCATTTAGTCCACCATTACCGCCTGCGCCGCCTAGTGCCTCAGTTGCGCCCTCAAAATAATCACGGATGTCGATGCCTTCGATCTGCAATAACTTCTGGCGCATTTCCTCAAATGCCTGATTTGGGCCAGTGAGGGATGCGTTGAGTTCTGATGTGCTGGTGGCGAGTTCTCTGATGCGTTGATCGGCATCATTAACATAGCCCTCCATTGAACTCATAGTCTCGCCAAACACAGCGATCTGCAAGTCAGAGCCAAATGCATTGTTGATGCCACCAACAACAGTGTTCACTGCATTCTGCACATTTTGCAAAATAGATAGCATAGCCGATGCAATGGCGCGCTTCATCCTAATCCCAAGTCGCTCAAATGCCACGCCGACCAATGAGATGCGTGTCGGGATTTTGCCCATAGCTTCAGATACGATTGCGGGCAGGCTCGATATGACAATGCCAGCCATGCGCGCGCCATTTAGCAGGCCATTAAATGCATCAACAGCCAGACCACCAATGAAGCGGAATGCAGACCCAATCGCATCAATGGCTGGACGCAGCGCATCAAGCAATGGGGCCATGTCTGTCGCAAACTTCTGGAAGTCAAACGAGAAATCAGACGCAGCGCCATTCGCCATCAAGATGCCAGCACCAACACCAGCAACAGCACCCGCAATCATACCAAGCGGGCCAAACAAACTCAGGATTTGCGGGCCTTGCATGGAGAAAATACGCATTGCGTCTGTCCCCATGCTAGCCTGAACTGCAACGTCCTGAACCTGTAGACCAAGCAAGCCAAACCCGCGTGTCATGCGGCCAAGGCCACCCATTTGGGAACGCATTGCGCGTGTGCTGCGGGTCATGGTGCGGTCGATCTGCTGAAGCTGACCTTGCACCTTTTTCATCTCAGGAACAGCGTTCCCGACCGCGTTCATTTCAAACGTAAGTCTTTCAACGGCCATTTTTTTCGCGTTCCTCTAAGATGCTAAAATATGCGACCCATTCATTATACTCTGAAAGCGTGATTTCCTCAATCTCTGCAATAGTCTTGCCCAGATGGGATGCCAATGCGATCAGGTTAAACCTGAATGGATCGCCCTTTAGTTTTTTTCATGTTCCTCGACATCAGTGGCGTTGAACGCTTTGCCAAACACAGACGCAATCACGTTGATAGGCTCACCCATCAAGATTGGCTTATCTTCTAGCGTGAAGGCTGGATCGCCATTCTCATCTTCACATTTGATGATTAGCATATCCACCATTGCGCCCATCGTGGCGTTGGTCAGAAAGTTTGGATGCTTGCGCTGTATCTTTTCGATGTCACGGGCGGTCACTGGCGTAAAGTAAAGGCGAAGAGGATCATCCCCTTCGCCCCACTCTGGAACTTCGACCACCTCGCGGGTTTGATCTGCGCGTTTAGCTGCGATCCGCTTGGCAATACTCATTTTGGTTCCTCATTGGTTTAGGCAACAGTTGTTTCGCTTAAAGCACCGCTACCTTGCACCGAAATGGACATTTCGACAAGCCCATCATATGAGGAATTGATTGTGCGACCAGTTACAATGGCTGTGCCAGTGTAGTATACGTCACCAGTGGTGTCGCCTTCAGGATACAGGTTCAGCGTGACCTCTC